GACCATCATTAGAATAGTAGTTATAGAGATTCATTCTCATCTTCACATATCGATATGATACACCTCTATTACTAAAGGTTGCATATCTAAAGTCAGATCCACCTACATTTCTGTAATAACCCCATGTTGAACTATATGCAAAGTTACCTGTAGGGGTTGTATCTCCTTGGTCACTTAAATTCTGTCCTGTTAATGATGATGCATTGCTGAAGAAAGCAGCACCACCGCCACCCCAGTTACCGATTAGAATATAATACGGGTGACTATTGATCGGCACAAAGTATCTACGGGATGTGCCATCTAAGTTCATCCAGTAGTTACCATCTGCAGCAACACCTGCGTCCATAAGTTCTTGAACATTTGATGCTGACTTAGCAGGTGTACTACCATCATTACCACCTGCTGATGCTCTGACTATTTGTAACCATGAACTACCACTCCAAACTTCTACTTGTAGTTCTTCTGTATTAAATCTTATCATACCTACAACAGGGGAAGCAGGTCTCTGTGCTGTTGTGCCAGTAGGTAACTTTAAATGTGCTAAAGGATGTAAGGTACAAGCACCATTAACTATCAAAGATTCTCCATCATCAAAATTTATCTCAAAATTATGATCTGAGGATGCATTTAGTTCATTGACGTTTAGTGTGCTCATGTCTTATGCGTAGAAGAATAACCAGTACATATGATTCTGGGAGCCAGGATTATTTATCCCCCAACTACCAGACCAGTTTGGTTCTGGGAAGTTTTGATTTGAATAGTTATTACCTGTCTGCCCTACCCATGCATGGTGTTCAACGTTACATCCATTTGATGAACAACCAAGTGCGTTAATCATACTGAAGGTATAGTTTTCGCAGTTTGCGGGTGAAACATGCCAAACATTATTCGGATTAAGTTCACCTGCACTGCTACCTCTATATCTATTGTCTGATGCTGATGCAGATCCTTTAAAGAACTGCATCCCAGGAATTTGTGTACCACCGATGTTACTATGGTTAGCAAGAGAGATATGGTTATTAAACATCTGATACATGTTACCACCTCTATTAGTAAAGACACCAGTAATGTATCCTACGTCAGTTGATGTATCGTAAGGTGTGCCAGATGTGGAAAATCCTTGCATAATCAATATATCATTTGCATTCCAACCTCTGTAATGATTTGACTTAAAGTCAGATCCCATTGCATTTCTTGCATTTCCAGTAGTTGATGTAGTTGTCCAGTTACCATACCAGTGATCCGAACCACCTGTGTACTGACCATGTGATGTATTATCTGTGATAGATGCAACCATGACCCAATACTTTCCATTAGGGTCTTTATATGCGTAAATCTCTTCTGTATTACTTCCATCAAACTTAACATACCAATACCCAGATCCAGGGTCAGCACTATTTAAGTTAGCTAATGTCGTAAATGGTGCGTTAGATGTACCATTCTCTCCGTAATATTGTATCCATGTAGTTCCATTATAGAGTTCAACTGCACCTAATGATGTATTCCATCTTATATACCCTACAGCAGGGGAAGAGGGTCTCTGCCCAGTTGTTCCTGTAGGAAGACGCAAAGCACCAGTACCGTCATGATATACATTACCATCTATCTGTAATGTATGACCAGTTGGGATTGACGATTGATTAAGTGATGCAGGTATGCCACCAATACTACCTACAGTAAGTTTGCTCATTTGAACAGGTTATAGTACTTCTATTTATTGCCCTGGGGTTGGATACTCTTCTACCCATGCAGTAACAATATACTTATCATTATTTAGGGGCGGATTACCTCTGTGTGTCCATGCCCAATCACATGGAAATATAACAAACTTACCTGCCTTTGGTTTTACTCTGAAATGTTGATATAAAAATTCTGTTTCACCACCTTCAAATCCATCATTTAGATAGATCATAGTTGCTAACTTACGATATGGTGCAGAGGGTGTTGACTCATAATGCCAAGCGTGATAACCCTGTCCTGGCTCTGTTTTTTGTATCTTTGCCATAGTGTGTTGAAACCTACGACCAACTAAGATGTCATACTTTAGTACATACTCTCTTAGTGCCTGATCTGTAACATAGTTCCAACGTTGGAAGATTGAACGTGATAGATTATCATGAAAATATTCTACTGGCAACTCATGCATAAAGATTTGAGAATCAGCAGCACCTTTCTCTGAGTGTCTCTTGATTGTCAAACCATTATTTGATATGAACTTATAATATTCTATTATATCTGTACAATCTAAGTTAGTCTCAAACTCAGATATGAAGTTATCATGATGTATAGATTTTGTTATTACAGGTTCTCCACCTGCAAAAGGACTCATTACCATTTATTAATCGGGCAGTGGAATATAGGAAAGCGTGCCTTAACTGCAAGCACACAGTTACATTTAGTACAGATCCCAATGGGGGATTTATACTGACAGTCATTACATATTGTAATCCTATTTTGATATAATGTCAAGTCGGGGACGTCCCCATCCTCTACTATTAATCTAGCCTGCCCAGACACCGTTATTAAATACTTCCAACTTTTGTGTTGTTATATTATATCTTATTTCTCCTTGTTCAAATCCCCTGATAGGTGCATGAGTTATCTGTCTAGCGTTAAATGCATTGGTAGTGCCATATGGTATTGGTAAAGCACTTTGGTTCGTAACTCTCAACTCTGCCCCACCTTTGAATGCTAGAGAAGTTTGATCATTGACAGTAACTCTAAAGTTAGGTGAGAGACCTTGTATGTTTTGTACTCGTACTTTCATCTAACACTCCATGCTGCACCTGACTCAACTGTGACAGTAAAACCAGAGTCTATGGATATAGGACCTGCACTCATTCCGTTAGTAAACTCATCACCGTTGTTAGCACTTGGTCCAACTGTAAGATTTTCTTGTATTCTATTATGATTAGTTCTAATGATACTATCAGTTCCAATAGCGGGTCCTCCACCTGCAACTGGTGACCAACCTGCACTACCTGTACCATCATCAGCTTTATATATCTCTGCTTGGTCGATTGTTGAGTTGAAACGTAATGTACCTACGGATATACCTGTTGGTCTTTGTGCTGTTGTACCAGTAGGTAACTCAAGCACTGAGTTAGTGTTAAAAAACTTCAGTGTAGTTATAAGTGCTTGTGTACTAGTGGCAATCTGATTACCACTTACTCTTGAAATTGCCATGAGATTAGATAGGTAGTTCTAGGATATGAACAGTGTCAGACGCTAAAGGTGCATCTCCTGAGGAGAATACAACGTTTGCACCGTTTGAGTCAACAGTGTAGTTAGTTCCTGCGATCTGTGCTACACCATTGAGGAACACTAAGAGTGAATCATCAGAATGTTTGATGCCTCCACTATATGTAGTTACAGCGAATGTTAGAGTAGTACCGTCTCCTGTATATGATTTAGTGATATACTTATCAGAACCAACACCACCTCTACCAGTAACAACTAAGTCACCATCAACCTTTGCGTTACCCAAGACACCGATTCTGAATCCAGATACAGCAGCAGTACCAAGACCAATATGTTGGTCGCTACCGAAAGTATCAATATTGATCTGACCAGTATCTGTGAGACCAAACTCTTTCCACACTCCATTGTAGTATATCCAACCAAGAGATTTCCCAGGCGACCAGTTAATATTATAAACAAGGTCACCGTCAGCAGGTGTATCGTATCCTGTGATATTGGAGAAGTCTGGTTGTCCACTAGCATCAGCAGGTGCAAGTAGAGTTTGTTTGATAACTGTACCATCTTGGTTATAGTAAGAGATCTTTCTTGCTTGAAGGTTGTTAGTAAAGGTTGTTAAACCTTGGAATGTAACAGGACCTGCAAAGATAGATTCTAACTGGTTTGATGCTCCACCGATTACAGTTAGTTTATCAGTTAGAACTAACTCGGAGAATGTCTGAATAGTTGTACTCTCTTCTCCAACAACGTTTAGTTGTGCGATGTCTTCGTTTGTAATCTGACCTGTAACAGGGTTGATAACTTGGTTACCAATGAATAGGTCACCGTTAGAGTTAAGTCCAGAGTAGAATGAAACTCCACCTTCCTCTTTGATAGACTGTGAGAATCTAATCTGTTCTGGTGTTAGAGTTTCTACCTGTGTTTGGGGGAACGCTGTACTATAGTTTCCAGGTCCGAAACCAAGGTACTCAAACGTGTGATTACCTGATCTGAGGATAGAGTGGCGTCGGAACTCGACATTGATCGGTGCGACTGTTCCATCATTATTTTCTCGAATCTTGATTTTTCGTGTTTCCTCATCACCTGCTCGTGCAGTGAGTTGCACATTCGAGAGAAGTGCGTTTCCTGAGTCATAGTTTGGTGTTGTACCAGGCTGTGTCCAACCTGTGTCTGTGAGTAGGAATACAGTTGATTCCTTAGTAATAGATCTCTTTGGATCTAATGCGGGTGGCACTGCTCCATCAGTTGCATTGACGAGACCAATAGTAACGTTATCAGCAACAGATACTGCAGCATCAGGATCAGCAACTGGATTATCTCTGTCGAATGTAGGATAAACTTCATTGACGTTTTGTGAGAACTTCCTGTCGTCAAAGTTAGATGTGCTTGGTGCAATAGAACCGCATAATAATGTTAGATAATATATTCCATCATTAACACCTCTTTCAAATGCTTGTACGATCTCAATGTCGTAAATATAGAAACACTTATTCAAGTTGAATGATGTAGTGTCACTATTCAGAGGTTGTAATACGAAACCAGAGATAGGGTCTCTAGGTAAAGGATTAGTTTTATCCTTGTCAATCACATATCTTACACGATAAGTTCTATCCTGTAAGTCACGAGGATCGGGGATCCTCTTAATAAATGTACTTGGTGTGAAGTTTACATTATTATATTGCGTATTAGATGATAATGTTACATATATTTCGTTCTGATTAGCACCTGTTGAATCTGGCATAACTGATAGATACCAACCACCAACTTGTCCTGCTACACCACCAATAGTATATGTTGTACTATCATACTGGATCGGTGATCCTGCTTCCCCTGGTGCTTTTCCTGATACACTAGGTCCGTATGGTGATATAGATGCTGATTGTGTAGTTGCAGCAGTAGCACCGTTAGCTACAAGTAAACAGTTTATCTTATCGGGAACTGCACTTGCACCTGTACCATCTTGTCTAGCACCGATTGTAAAACCCTGTACTCTTGATGTTGGTGGTGATGCTTCAGTTGTGTAACCATATAGGTATAGTCTAGATCCTGGGGTTTGTCCCTGCCCTGCAAGTGATGAGTTAATAACTTTTGTTCTTTGTATATCAATGTTTACCCAGTTTACAGATGTCTCTTCACCAAATACTATGTTGGTTGCTGCTCCTGTCAGTGCAGCAGATAATGTGATTGCTCTAGTATTTGTATTGACTGACCCAACAGTTGTACCTGCAGCAATACCTGATCCTGTAACGATCATACCTTGAATGACCCCGTTTACTGACCCGTCGTTTGCTAGTGTAATAGTTTGACTACCTACAGTTCCACCTGCTACTATAGATGTGGCAATAACATTCAATGCTTTTGGTGGAATGATATGAGTTA